TGCTGGGTCGCGCATAAGCTCTAATTGCTTTGTCGGTTAGTAAGTCAGGTGGTAGCGTCATTTTTTACTCCTATTGCTTATAGTGTCCGCCATAGCCGTACTTGGCTGGGTCACTAAATTTTGGAGCCATATTGAATGGCGAGTTCAAGCTAGTCGATGCTTCGTAAGCCCGACCTACCCCGCTGCCAAGCCCGCTTGCAATACCTGCTCCCGCGGCTGCGCCTGGAGGGCCTCCCGCCATAAAACCAATGCCGGCCCCAAGAAGAGTAAACCCACCTTGAATAAGCCCCGGAGCCATAGCTTCCCAGAACCCAGGCTCTTGAGCTTTTTGAATCTTTAGTTGCAGCATTGTTTGCTCTTGCGCCAAGAATTGACGCCGCGCGTCAGCTTCTCGTTGACGTTGAAGCATGTACTCTCTGTTTTCGCGTCCGGTTTCTTGTTGCAGTTCTTGGCTCAAGATACTCATCTCATCCGTGATTGACTGAAGCTCGGCCTGGACGTTCGACTGCTGAGCCGCTAGCTCGGCCTGAGCTTTGATGATTGCCCCTTGAAGGCTTGACCTTAGCTGCGCCTGGGAAGCGGTTGAGAGGCTAGCCTCGACCGGCTGAACAGAAGCTCGCGACATGGCTTGCCTTGCCGCTTGAGCGGTTGCCTGCTGCTGTTGCTGTCTTGCTATTTCTCCTGCCTTTCTCTGTAGTTCTGCGCCCTGTCTTCTCGTTACATCTGCGCGTCTGCCAGAGGATTCTCTTAGCGATTGAAAAATCTGCGACTGTCTTTGACGCGCTGCGGCTTCAGCCGCTTGTTCTCTTTTTTGCTGTTCAGCTTGTTGTTGTTGGTATTTGTTTTTTGCCCGCCACTGCTCGTCAGCAATTAAGTACATGTCGTAATCATCGTAGTGTCTAGGATGTGGCCGGTCTGCGTTTGCCTTAGCTCTGGCTTTGTAGTCAGCACTGTATTCGGGAGCTGCTAGACCTGGTCTTACCGGTCGCTGCCCAAAGCCTCGTTCGTCTTCTTCTTGAGATCGGTTTTTTGTTTTATAGTCTTCAAGATTTACTCTGCCGCCTAAAAAATACCCTGGCTGCATATCTTCTGTGACCGTTCCTCCTTCGCTAAAATCTGTTCGCCCTTCTACCGGCCGGTCTCCTGGTCTTCGTCCCAGCTTTATGTCTTCTACGATATTATCAACAACTCGCTCAAGTTCGCCGCCTCTAGCCATTTTGATTTTTTGGGTGTGCGCTTTGTCTATAACGAACTCTCCCGGCTGTAGCCAAGCAGGCACGGTATCTACATCTCCGCCTTTTGCGTAGCTTCCTATGGGTTGATAACCTTGGCGGAATCTTTCGGCGTCACTAAACGCGGGCGGCAATGCTCCTGCAATGCTTGCTTGTTCTGGTCCTGAAGGAAGCGCCTGCGGGTTGAAAGCATATGTGGTCGGAGTATATGACATCCTGACAGCGCCCGGTCGCCCACCTACAAACTGTGTGCGTTCTTGTCTTGGCGCAGCGCGTCGAGATCTTACCATCCCCACGTATCGTCTTCTTTCCCCCATCTGAGGCACTGCCGCGATTGAAGGCTTTGGTGTTGCTCGAGTTATGTTTGCTCTCTTCACTGCTTCTCGGGTAGCGACAAGGGGGTCTGTTGGTGTAAAGGCCGATAAGAGCCGTTTAGCGGGCACCTCGGTCCTGCTTGAAGGAGCTCTTGATCGCGCTGTCAGCCCCGTAGTTGGAACCCTTGGCTTTAGGGTGTCTAACATTTTGTTTCCTTTTGCCATCTCTAGCTCCCAATAGACCATCGCTCATAAAGAGTAACGGTAAGCCCTCTAGCCTGAGGCACCCCGCTTCCTGACGAGCTAAGCTTTAAAGTGATTACGTCTTTATCCGCGAGCGCAAGCAAGGGATTGGAGAACGGATTGTTAGCATGAAGCCTGTAATGAGCGTCGCTTTGATCGAGCTGTATCCTTTGCCCGATTAAGCTGTTGTTCAAAAAGACACCCAGCTGAGTATTGTCAGACCCGCCCACGCCAAGAACGTATGCGTGAATCCCCATAAGATGTCCCTGAAGTCCAGCTTGAGCCACGATCTCGTGCTTTGAAACGGCTGTTTCGGCGACAGGCATATAAAACAATGTTGATTGAGCAACGCCGCTAGAGTTTGCAAAGCTGTCAACACCGCCCGCAGCAGAGTAGGGGACCATGTCAATGCTGGTTTTTACAAGATAAAACCGATCAGCTAATTTTTCAGCGGCGATATTCGCAGAAGCAGAAAGATGTTCGTTTTTCACTCCGCCGTTTAGAATATTGCTAACGTCGTCAAAGTTCGCATTGAGATCGTTAGCTGTTAGCGTTTCTCCTGAACTCCAATACTTGGTAAATATATTAGTCATCCGTAAAACTCCCGAACACTCTAATGCCTACGGCTGAGCGCCCAACTACGCATGGGACCGCTGGCGTTGTTGCATCTCCGATTATGGTCAAAGTATCAGGAAACGCCTCTAAATTGCCAGCAGTACCGTTCGTAAGAAAAGCTGCGCGAAAACTCTTAGAAGCGTCCACTGCGCCAGGGGTCGGATTAGGGCAGAAAAACCGAGCGTGTTCGCTGTCTGCTGTCCAAGCTACATAGTAAATTGCGTTCGCAGAAGATAAAAACGGCTCTCGGCTATAGTTTATGTCAAACCGAACATGGGTTGCACCATCAAGATGAACCCATTGAGATGACAACATTTTATGCAAAATAAGAGGGCTTTCGCTTTTTATGTTTAGCTCGTTTACCCTTGAAAGATCTTCAAGTCGATACAAGCACATCCCTACGTTTGCGGTTTGTCCGGCTTGTGCCGAACATATAGCTGACAGCCTCCGAAGGGTTATGTTTCCTGAAAGCCTCAGAGGAGCCGTGAAGATTTTTTGAGTATGAGCTGACGCATGTGTCTGCATCATGTCTCCTGAGCTGTTGTCTTGAGATACACAAGGAACTGTTTCTATCTCATGCACGTCGCCAAGTTTTGTCTTGGCTGTGCTGTCCTCTAGAAATCTAACTCGTCTTGCGAGTTCTGCAATGCTGTCTATCCATCCCCATTGAATCATCTTGCCCCCAAGTCACGGGCACTAATATACATGCGCCGCAATCTCCAAGGAGATGAGCCTCCTATTTGAACCTGAAAGTCTTTCCCTTTTGCCTGCAAGCTGTTGTTGATTGTCTCAAAGCGATCATCAGCCAGGGTTCCGGTGCTTGCATTTCCAAGAACAAAGCTACCTAAGACATTCAGGCTTGCGTCAGCGTTGAGCTGGATTGTCTTTTCTGGCACATCTCTTTTATCGACAAAGAACTTTAGCTCTGGAGAATTCACGGTGTTCCCAACTACGGATTGCACCTTTGTATACGCTGCTTCCTTGTGTCCAAAAACATTTAGAGGCACCGACCGAGCATAACTTGTAATTGACTTGCCGTCGTCGGTATCCGCCTTAGTAAGGGTCATTACATGCCCGTCGTTAGTTCCGATAAGAAGACGCTCGTCACCATTGTCATCAAAGTCTTTCGTCAGAAAAGAAGCTCCGAACGGGGCACTCCAGAGCCAGAACCTATCACGGACATAATCCCAAATAACAAGACGGTCATTTTTATTGCTTCCCGCAGAGGCGACCGCAAGAACGTACCATCCTTTGCTTTGGATATGGACGCTGCTGCAACGGTTTAGCCTTTTGATATTTACTCCGCCCTCAATGACTCTTGTCCAGTCATCAAGCACAGGCTCAAAGCTCCCGCCATTGAAAGCATAAATACCGTCAGTGTTTGGGCCTATGAGTGTGCTTTTGATTGTCTGCACTCCATGATGAGAAATATATCCAGCTCCAGTATGAAGTATCCGGCTATCAAACCTGTCTTCTCTGCCTATAAAAACAAACTCTAAAATAGAATTAGATGTCCAAAGTATTAGCCTGTTGTTGAGCGCCGCAGCTCCTTGAAGTTTGCGTAACTGTTCGTCTGCGATTGTTCGCATAAAAAAGCTAGGCCAGACATAAAAAGCGTTTTCTCCTGAAAACCTAAGCATCGAGTCGTTTTGACTCGTGTTCAAAATAAAAAGCCTCCTAAGGAAAGAAACAAGTATGTGCCCCAGTATAGGAGAGTTCTCGAGAAAAGCCGTTTCAGTTATGCCGTCTTTCTTCGCTTGAGATTGGGCTTCTTGGTCGAGGAAAAGGAAATTAGCATAGCGTTCCGCATTCCAGTCTTTGGCTGTGTCTGTCTCGGGATAAAGCGTTCTAAGGTGCTTTCCGTCAAACTTCAATATTGGGCTGGTGTCGTTCGACATATACAGCGAGTTGGTATTGTTGTCATAGACCGCTGTCCAGAATACGCCTCCAGGGATTTGCCATCTAACCCGTCTACTCAGATAGAAATGAACGCCCTGGTTGTCTATTGTAGACTCAATATCTGGAGCCCACGGGCGAGCGGTCAAAACAGTTACGTCGTCATCATCATTAGTGTCTACTTCGTAATCTCGATCGCTAGACTGCATTTCAAGTCTGCCGTGAGGACGAAAGATCTGTATCGAAGAACTGCTCGGGGCTCCCGCGCTAAAGTCATCAAAAACATAGAAGATAACTTTGCCTGTCCCGGAGTCTGTTGCCGTGTTTTTATATATCTGCCTCTCTTCGTTTGCTCCGGTCCCGGAGGTAATTCGCAGCAAATGATGTTCGTATTGGTTTTCAGATACACCGGAAAGCGTGACGGAGATTTGATTTACTGTAGAGCCCGCGCCATTGTTGTCTACGCTTGCAGATGTAAGCTCAACGACTGAGCCTCCTCTCCACTCTGATTCTGCTGATGTTCCTGAGTAGTACCAGTCTGGAGTTGTAAGATCTGTTCGCTGCATCTTTGTCGCAGAAGCTCCGTATGTTCCTGCGGAGCCCTGCACTGAATGGCTCGTTGGTTCTGAGCCGGTTGATTCTGTCCATTGAGGAATCGTAACCTGGTTATATATACCCGACCCCTCTCCTTCGGTCAGATGAATTACCTTTGTTGGTTCAGCAGGAGTTTCGGCTACACCGACCATCGCTCCTTTTTCGCTGCCTCTTTTCTTTTCTCTGTCTGAACAGATAACAAGAACGTCTTTGTCTTTTGTTCTTACAGGAAAAATCCCGTTGATTCTATTTAGCTCAAACACTCTGACGCCCGGAGTAAAGAATCTTGATGTTCCCGGGAGATTTACGGTAGAGCCCGCATTGTTCACAAGCTGCAAAGCAACCCAGTATTTTGTAGAGCCAAGTGCAACGCCTCCGTATTTAGAGGTGTTGTTTTTTGTCCAGTTTGTTAGCTCGTCTGTATGCCATGTCACTCTTCCTTCCTTGCATAGAGAAGTAAAATGATAGGCATCTGCGTCGGCATTGTATGCGCCTTTCGCTGTTGTATCACCGGAAACCGTAAAGGATGTCCATGCTGTCCCGTTATGAAAGTAGGCTTGTATTTCTGCGCTGCTTGTCGGCGTGGTACTAAAGCTGACTACTGAGAGATCAATCCCGTCGAACTTTTCATCGCAGCCTACATATAGAATGCTTTGGCTTGTCGTAAAAGTTCCTGCTCGATCTGTAAAAGAAGTAAGCGTTTCTGATCCTGTACCTGTTCCCGCCTGCACAGCAACAAGGCCGTCAGGAAGAAAGTGAGGTGCTGCGGTATATACTGTCCTATAGGCATCCCTGCGTCTTAGGTCTCCATCATCATTTATGACGTTAAGAGCTTTGACGACCTTACCGTTACGGACATCGGTATCGAGCCTGTCTATCCCTCGATCAATAGGATCTATAGGAACTGTAACGGTGCGGTCTGCCATGACATACTATGCCTCGGCAGAGGTGCTCTTAGGGGGTCGACCCCGCCTTGATTTTTTTTCAGCCACCTCTAGCTTCTTTTCAATCTCTGCAAGTTCTTGTTCTTTTTTGGCTAGCCGCTTTGCAACAACGTCTTCCATTTCGGCCCCAGACTTCAAAACATTTTTGTGAACAAAGTCCATTCCAACAGTAAAAAGCCATGCAGACATACCTGAAGGAACGTCGCAGTAATTGCTCCACTCTGTGACCTCTTCGTTTTTTGCCCATATCTTTTTCTTGCTGGTCAGCTTGACTCCTGCACTAGGGTCAATCGTTTCTTGGTCGATTGTTTTTCTTTCCCAGAAAACATCTGACGGCTGAAAAACATACGTTGCCCCGTCGTAATCAACGGACACAGGGAATCCTTCCCCAGTTGTTTCTGCGCTCACATTGTAAACTCTTATAAGATTCATCAATATCTCCTTCTCGTGGGTACAACTCTAAAGCCGCCAGCCTGACGATGAGACTTCCATAGCTCAATCATCTCTCTCAGGTTGCTTTCTTGCTGCACCGTCCATTCCCCTTCGATTGATCGTAAGGCTTTTGCTGCGTGTAGTTGAACCAGCCTACTCCAGGTTGGCTGCAAAGGCATCGAATCGCCATCTACTGCCGGTGTAATTGCTTCGGACAAATACCAGACTCTAATCTCTACTGCCGTATTGTCATCAGCACTTCTAATGCCTATCTGTCGCTCAGTTCCGTTAGATGCTAACGAATAAATCTTTATCGGCGTAGTCCAATACTCGGCTTTCATTACCTCGAGCACACTAATGGGCACGTACTCTATGAGTTGAGGATGATCGACGTCGTTTATTAGCTCGACCTTGATAATAGACGCGCTGCCTATTGTGCTGCCCAAATTATGCCAAAGCCCGGTATACGAAATATCGTGATACTGTAAAAGCTCTCCTGGGTCGCGATTGCTTTTTTCTCGAATCAAGTAACGAACTGAGTCAAATATAGCCCGATCCACTTCGGTGTTGGACCATCTATACGATGCTGCGTCGGAATCATTAACCTCTAAACGCACCCGGCTCCTGACTTCCGATAGCAGTTCCGCATTAGATCTTTGAAGCCCCATTACAAACCTATTGCGCTTCTAGCTAGAGCTTTGAGTTCTTCTTTTTCTTGTTCCTTCTTGGCCTTTTGTTTTTCTTGCTTTATTTCGTTCATGCGGTCTTTCCAGTTATCAACGAAATGCTCTTTGATTTGACCGGCTACAACTTCAGCATAAGCACGACTGTTCTTTCTCATGCGAACCTTGTATGTTTTGCCATCCTCTGTGGTTTTTGTTTCGGTATACCACTCGTCTTCTTTTTTAGCGATTATCTCAGAAAGGTCTCTATTCGGCGCAACCATTTGAAGTTTACCGCCGTTAGCGGCTGCGTTAATCTTAAGATAATTGTAATCGAGCACGTCCCATTCGCGGTCCTGCAAGACTCTTTCTTTTTCGCGCTCTTGCTCGTTCTCGGGTTTTTCTAGTCGAGCAACAACTTGATCGACGCCAAGCCTTTCTACGTCTGCATCTTTGCGTAAGACCTTGAAGTCCTCAGCAGAAGGGAGCCGATAGTCCCCCATTCGGCCCCTCATGTTTTCGTAGCGACCGTCGGAATTGTCAAGATCCGCGGGCAAATACCCTTCTTCACCTGCACCCATAAACACAGAAAAACAAGCATACGCTCCCTCTCCTGCGCCTCTCACTCTTTCAAAAGCAGCCCATCTTTTGAACCAGGGGTGAAGCCTGAGTTTGTAGTCAGGCTCACCCCCTATAAGTTCTTCAAATGCAGACTGTACGTGATCGGGAGCTTTTTGAGATGCAGAAATACTATCAGGATCAAACATCCCGTAGATTTCATTCCACTGATACCTTTTCTTGCTCGGCTTCATACCCGTCCCGCGACGAGTAGGGTCCGTTTGATCGGCTAAATCCTGATCACTCAGAAGAGGTATGCTTTCCTCATATTGCTCCCGAAACGTAGTCATACTTATGCTGTCGTGAGCGCAGATACGTCGAAGTTAATGTCCTCGAGAGTACCGTTTGTCCATGCCGATGTGCAGAAGAAGTTACCGCGTTCCGCCATGATGACTTCGTGCGCGTCTTGGTCTGCAACATAACGCTCTGGAGCTTTATCAATGCTTGAAAGCGTTCGGTTCGACAAGTAACCCATAGTTCCTTTGCGAAGAATATAGACCATGCCTGGAGGGCAATCACGATCTGTGTCGTAAGTCATGTTCTTATCGCCAGCAACAAGAGCTAGTTTTCCGTAACCTGATTCAGTTTGAACAGGAGCAAAACGACGAGCTTGGCTGCCACTGCCGCCGTACTCGTTGCCCATACCAAGGTGCTGAACAATCTCACGACGAACCGCGCTATTCAAGTACAAGGTGTCAGGGTGATCGCCAGAGCCTTCTTCTACAATGTTGTCGATAGCAAGAATCAACAACAGGTCATTAAAGTTTCGGGCAGTTCCGCTGTTTGTATTGCGATTACCATCTAGCGTTGGATAGGTCGCACCTCGAGCCAAACCATACACAGCGTTGTAGATGTTTGTGTCTAGCATCAAATTATCAAGACCATTGTAACCAGCATAAAAACTAGCGTCCGTCGCAGTTGTAACGCTGCCCATAGCGTCGCGTCGCGAACCATGAGGAATCAAAAAGTTAGTTGCCGCAGGGTCCGTAGTGTAACTACCAGCTTGCTTTGTTAGCGTAACACTGTTTCCGCTTACCGCAGTCGCCTTTAGTTTTACAGTACTACCGCTATTAGTGCTTCCTGCGTCTATCGGCGAACCGTTGGTTGCAGTAACGCAGTCTACAAGCATGTTTTTACGAATGTAGTGAGCGCCCATCTTGTAGTAATCAATCGCTAAAGATGTTTTCGCGTTACGCCCTTCCATTGTCAGGGTGTAAGGACCGGAGCCTGATACAGAGGAAATCTTTCCTAAGATTTGACGAGGCCCAAAAACAGCCATTCGACATTTATTTACAGCATATTGCTGACGAGCAAGACGCAACTCATTGGCTCGCGGTCCAGCAAATACAGCCTTGTCTCCGGTTCGCGCTGCATCTTCTACTTCGCCAGTCCAGCGAAGCCGTACATACATCGACCGAGAAATCAGTTCGGGTTGAAACGCCGTACTTGCTGTTGGGTCGGTAAGAGTTGAGCCTTCAAAATGCGCAACACCAGCCGATTGAGGCATAGAGTCAACAACCGCATGTAGCTGACGACGACCGCCCATTCTTCCGCGCACCTGACCAAGGCCGGTAAGCGAAAGGCATTTCGCGCTTTTATTTACATGGTCTTCCCATAGAGGACCATATTCATCTTTCATTAATCCGTCGAACGCCTCTCTCGAGGTTCCGGCGATTCCAGTTACTTCCGAAACTGTCATTTTATTTCTCCCTAGCTAGGCAGGAAACCGTACTTCTCAATAAGTCGATCGGCCTCAGCAATAGTAATTTCTGTTTTACGATGACTCTTAGCGCCCCGTCCTGGGCCAAGATTGTTAATTTTGTCTAAACGTTGTTGACGTTCAGACACTTTATTCGTGACTTGCTTTGAGCTTTGCTTCGCCGCAAGACGGATAAACTTCATAGATTCAGTAACCGCTCGATCTGGAGTCATTCCAGTCTGCACGAGCAGATTTGCTTGGTGGCGAGCCGCGTCAAGCATCTCTTCTGATACGCCCTTGTATTGCGCAGCCGCTTCAGAAAAAGAATGCTCTAACGTGCGCTGGTTGCGCTGCTTTGCGTTGCTTGCTTCCTGCTGGTAGTATCGGTGCTCCATTGCTTGGAGTCTTTGGTTGTACTCATAATTTTGTCTGCCAAACTCTAGGCGTTGATAAATAAGCTGCCTATGAATTGGGTCTTCAGGATCTAGCCCGGAGCCTTCGCATAGTTTTGTTACGTACTCTTCTGACTGATAATAGGCTTCTTCTCGTTTTTGCTGCTCGAGTAACGCAGCGCGTTCTTCTTTTTCTTTTAGCTCTTGCTGTAGCGTAAGATACTCCGCCATCTGTCGTTGGCTGTCCGCAAGAGACTGAAGGTAGTCAGGAGTTGATTCGGCTTTTGGGATACCGATTTCCGGGTTTTCCTGTTCTGCTGCTTCGGCTACGACTGACTGTTCTTCTTCTTTTGGTTCTGGCGGGTCAACCATTCTACCTGTTTCATCAAAGTAGATTGGGTCTTCCTTGTTTGGTCGATCATCTCTGAATTGCGTAGGCGCTTCTTCCTGGGCTAACGTCACCGGAGATTGTTCGGGTTGTTCCGACATATCTATAGGAGAATTGTTTAGCTCGGGTGAATCGCTCACCTCTTCAAATTTAGATCCTGCTTCAGCCATGCTCCGACACTAACACAAGCAATTTCTTTTTTTCAAATACTACTGTGTGTACCCCGAAGGTTGCATCTGTGGTTCTGCCGCCATTGATGTCATTCCTTCGGTTTCCGGCACCTCTGACAGCCCAGCTCCGCCGTCCATTGGTGAGGCTAAACCAGGGTCTTTAGGCGGAGGTGCGCCCCCATCTGCTCCCTGTGTTTGGTTCAAAAGCATCCCCTGTTCTTGGCTAAACGCCTGTAATTGTTGCGCTCTAAAGTTTTCATGCTCTGCAACATGCTCATCGAGCATCTGCCTGATTTGCAGCGGCAGGTTCCTGAACTCATGACTGATCCTGTATTTGTTGTGCTCGTCGATATGAATATCATGATTATCCTCTTGAGCTACGCGGATTCCCGAATAAGGGTCTACCTTGAACTGGGCATTTTCGGATTGAGCAATCGACCGATGCTCTTCGTCCGCGTCGTTTGTCGATCTTCCCTGGTAGTCCCACCCAACGATTCTTCGGAACCTTTCCGCGTCCGGTGTATCAGAAAGACCGCCGACCTGCATTGCTTCGAGTGCTTCACTGTAGCGCATTGCCCTTGAGTTTGGAGCGCCACTGTAGGGCTCAATAACTAGCTCGTGATCGAAATCAAATTCTTCGGCACGGAAAACTTTGGTGTGCCACTCGTTGTTTGGTCCTAATATCTGAATCATTCGACCATCGGTGTATCTTTCTTTTGCAATCAAAAGACACTGCTTCATGATTCTTGTTACAGCTTCCTTGAATATCTGCACGTCAGGCGCGTGAACGCCCCGCTCAAATTCAGCAAGATAAGCAAGTGCTCGACCAGAGCTTACGTTTTGAGGCACGTCCCCTCTGCTCACATCAGAGTAAGTAGAGATGTCCTTCATCACTGTAATCAAGTTGTCTTGATACCTAAACGTGCTGGGGTCGATGGGAGGGTGGTCAATATACTTAGGCTGAAACCCATAATTGTACGTCACAATCGAGCCCGGTATGTCAGCGAGCTCGTCCATCTTTAGCTCCGCTCCTCGAGGTTCTAGTAGCCAGGGGTTGACCACGCGATCTAGCATTTCACGCTGCTTTGATGCAGCCCGATTTATGCTCCTTTGTGGGCCTATCAAGTCTTTAACGATGCCATCCGAATAAAGAGAACTTTCAACAAGATTTTGCCCTTTCAGCAAAATAAATGGGAACAGAAAATCCGGCAGCCGATCTACATGTAACAACACTTCTTGGTGCAGAATTATCTGCCTGCCATTGGGATACGCCATACAGGGCTTTTCAAAGATAAAAGCCAGCTCAGCCTGCTCGTTTACTTTTCCAGAACCGTTATATGCTCCGCCATCATACGGGTCAGCTACGGCAACCGCGTCTTGCGCTCCCGAGTTTGCGCGATAATTCGTTTGCCATTGTATCTCTTGCCCAAAATAGTCTCCCTTAGGAAACATCTCATTGAGCTTACTTACCGGGTAGGTCTTTAGCTGAACAACATAACGAAGGTCTTCTTCTGTTGTTGCGGTGGGGTCAGGCAAACATTCAGCAATATTGCAATGCTCTACCTGTATTTCGCCCAAAAAGACTTGGTCATATATTGGGTCACCGAAAACATCTAGTTCTGGCTTTAGAATACCTGGAGCTTTAGGGTCTTCTTTTACGCGAGCTTCTTTAGAGTGCGGCCCTGTAAACGGGTTCCAGCTAACTTTGAACCAAGAGCCCCCGTGAATCTGCGAGGCAAGACAAGCATTATATAATGTTTCAAACTTGATTACACCGTTACGCAAAAAGGAATTCGCGAGCTGGCTTGCTGCTCTTGCCTTAGACATTGCTGTTGGGTCGCTGTGCGCTGATACAACTTCTGGATTAGGCAGATTGCGCAACATATCCGAAACTGCCGAACGAACAAACGGACGAATATAGTTTAGCGTTTCGTTTGCCTCGCTATGGTTGGGCGGGTAAGGATTCCATGTGCGAAGACCCGCTCGACCGTGCTGATTGCCCCGATAGAAAGCAGTCGTCACCATTAGCGTCGATAGCTTCTCGTGAAACTTTTCGATTGCATCGTTTTGAAACTGGATTGCTTCGTCCAGCATTTCCTCTGCTTTCTTTCTGGGTAGCTTTGCCATTTTAGTCACTCATTACGTCAAACTCACGGACGGGAAACCCATGAATCTTTCCGTTCTTGGAGAACTTGTCGATCTCCGCTTTTGTTTTCTCTGCCTCAACACTTGCCTTCGTTTCCGCTATCCGCAAGTTCGTTTTTACTACATCAATAGGCTGTCCGCCAACCGTGTGCATTTCCTCAAGGTGGTCCAGCAATATACTCATTGCTTTCAGATTAAACTGAGCCATAGCGAAAACACTTAGTGGTGCGGCGGCAACCCCTGCGATTGCGACGATTAGTAGGGCAATTTCCATGTCGTCACCCTACTATATGTCAATCGAGGGAAGCCACTCTTTACCTAGGATTCTTTTGTTTTCCTTGTCGGTTTCCTGGAAAGCTCTTTGGATTGTCTGCCACAAGCGCAAGTCGTCAGGGGATAAACTCTCTTTGATTTCGGCTTGTTGAATACGGTGTTTCCTTACCGGCGGAGCCCCGACCTCGTGGCCAAACAAGGCCAGAGCGTCCGCCATTACGCAATCATCATGCTCCCCTGATGGCGCGTTGTACTTGCCGTTTTGATTTTCGTACAACATCCACTCCCGTATCGCTGTAGGGTGTTTAATCTCAATCGTCTTATTTATCAGGGCCGCCTGAGCGCGGCCAATAAGATGTTGCTTACTCATTCCGGTGGTCACAACACCGATGTACCAGCTCTTTTCGTTCGCAGAAGTATCAGAGGCTCGATCCATAACTCGACGCCGAAAAAGAAAAGGATAGCGATTATCCAACAGTCTTCGGCAAACAACCTGACCCTGATCGTTCGCTTCCGGGGTTACAAATGCTCCGGTATACCATTCAGCAAGCATCGTAACAATATCACCTAAAAGCAATGGCTCAATATGCCCACGGTAACGCGCAACTTCCTCAATAACAGTGCCATCACAGCGGTCGAAAATACTCACTACCGAGTAATCCTTTTTCTTCAAGCCTTTACTGACATCAACTCCGATCGTGTACTGATGGCTCGGCCTGGGCTCTTTATAGACAAATAAGTTACTATTTGTTGGCGAAGCAGCTAACGGCATCCAGTCTTGATTCAAAACAACCGACAGCTTTGGCTCTTTGTTCTTGTTTCTCTTCTTCATCCCATCAAGAGCCTCTTGATTGAATGCTCGAGCACCGGAGCCTTGAAACATTTCGTGTTCATCGCTTGGAAACTCTTGCTTGAAGTATTCCTCGGGCGTCATTCCCGGAACATGAGCGCAGTCATTTGCTAGCTTCCATCTTCTCCACGCAAGTTTCTGCGGAGTAATTTGAGCGCCAAAGTCAGAGATAAGCTGAAGCTCTATCTTCGTCAGAGTCTTCATTATGTACTCTTGCTCAAAATCGCTTACGTCGAGCATGTACTCCTTATCCATAAACCAGGGAATAAAAAACCTAAAGTATCTATTCCATGTACCAACAGCTTGAGCGTCTTTACGTTCGATTGCTGCAATAACTTGGTCAAACTCTAAAGCAGACTGCCATTTCTCATAAAAAGGCCCGGACCTTCCGTTTCCTGTGCTTTCGTCGATTACTGTTCCCCATTTTGGGACAGCTTGGAGTAGAGCCGCGACTGCTGAATAGTCTTCATAATGCGCAGATTCAGATAGATGCACAGCAGAAAACGTGTAGGAACGCGCAGCATTTCGACCGCCCGAAGTCTGAGCAACGAATCTAGAATTATGCGCAAACTGCATTCCATCGCGGCTATTACTATCAGCCGGAGTCCTGATCCCCATATACTCACTAGGCCAATAATCATAGCATAGCTTTGACTTACGAAGCACGTTCTGCGCCGCAGACTCTTTATGAGCTGTTACGTTTGTAGAAAAGTTCTCTGAAAACATTGAGCGAATAAAAAACCGCCCCTGAACGTAGGTACTGATCCCAACCTGGCGAGGTTTTCCAATAATTATACGCACAGGACCATCGCTGCACTCAACTCTCTTTTGTTTTAGCTCTAAATGCAGAGTAGAGACATTATAATTGTAGAGCTGCTCTATTTGTTCACTGAGCTTTTCCGCTAAAGGCTCCCCTAAAATCTGCTCAATGTGGCGTTTATTCTTTACTGATTGCAGTATATTTAGTGCTCGTATCTTTTCCCACATAGAGTGCAACTCTGATTGCGGAAAATTCAACTTGAAAGGAATCATGCGGCCCGCATTGTCTCGGTCCTCAATTCGCAAAAGAGTTTCTATCGCATCTCGCTCGTTTAGCTTGAAATGTCGTAGCTGCTCTATTTGCTCCGGCGTAAGTCCGCCCTTTCCTCGCCTTGGAGCGCGTTTTGCCATTTATTATCCTGCCTTTCGTCGGCTAGTTTTTTTGACTTTTCCGCCTTTTTTGTACCCAACAACCTTTTTAGCCTCACTCGAAAGACCTGGATAGTCTAGCTGCTTCGCTGTTAGTGTCACCTGGCTCATTAGTCGCTTAGGAATCGGTCCTTCGTCTGACGGCCAGTTTGTTATAAGATATTCAGGCATACTCATGGTTCTTGAGGGCAAGTAAGAGCCTGTTTCCTTTAGTCCGGGCGCTTCTCCCACTGATTGTCCGCCAAAAAGAATATGTTTTAGAGCAAAGTCTCCTTGAGTTAGACCCATTCTCTCTCTGTATTCTGGGTCGTAAAGGTTGTTTCCGTGTTGAGCGATGAGTTGTTTTACCTGTGCTCTATCTAAACTCTCCGCAAGCGTTGCATCCGGGTCTATTTTTGCTTGTCGTATTGCGTCTGCCGAAAATTGACCCAGCTGTTCACCTGTAAGAACTCCTGTCACCCAGGGGAGATGCTTTGCGACCATTCCTCCCGCAGCACCGAGAGCGTCAGTAATCGTGTCTATTATTTTCTTTTTCTTTTTTGTCTCGCCTAAAGGCGCATCGAGAAATGGCGCAACCTCTTCTCTCATCTTCGACCATTCTTTTGATAGTTCTGCTCGTCGGCCTTCTGGCATTCTCAGGACCTCCTGCGCAAGCGCGTCTACCGGATTAGCTGCGGCTCTTTGTTTTCGCATCTCCTCAAAAGACATACGATCCTTCATTCTAAATAGGGCGTCTGAAGGAGGTCCAGGGCTTCGCGGTACGGAGGCGTGACGATATTGGTCTGGGTTTTCTGCGGCCCAATGATCATACAAATACTGCATGTCGTTTACATTGTCCCACGGTTTAACTTGAATGTTTTTCTTTTCTGCCCAGTCTTTAAAGTTGCTCCAGGTTTCCGGCTTAAAAGGATGCTCCCGTACTACCCTGTCTGGGCCGTAATAGTCTAACCCTAATTCAGCTCTTAGTGCAGCGCGGTTTTTTCTGGCTTTAGCTCTTTCTTCAAAAGAGAGTCCCTCTTCAAGTTCGTGTTTATGAATACCCGGAGGTATGCCTCTAGCGGCTGGGTCTTTGGGCTCGTAGCTTAAATATGGATTGAGTTTTGTTGGGCCTTCTCCTCCAGCTTCACTAAGCGACATAAAGGCAGGATAATGAGGCGACGGCGTTCCCCGTGGCGGCGTTAGAGGGCCTGGCCTGACTGCTGATGAATCCGGCCTCATCTCGGAGATTCTTTCTATAACGCTTATTAGTTTGTTTTTTGCAGTATCAGACCTTGGATCGCCAAACCCTCCTTGATCAAACTGCTTTATTGCATCCATTCCCTCGCCGCCTAATGCCCACGCTTTGTTAGCAACGGAGTCTGGAGCCCAGTTTATAAAGCTGTGGTTTCGTGGGTCGTTCTCAAGAGGGTCGAAGTTAGAACTCATTTGCCACAAGTCGCTTGAGCTTGGCCGACCCATCGGAGGTGTTCTCATTGGAGCAGCGCCTTCATCAAGCAGTCTTCCTTGGTACGGGCCAGCTCTACCTGTGATTCCGGGCTGGGTTATTCCGGTAAACTCTCTTGTTGGAGCACGGCCTTCTCTTGTCCAGATTTCTCGGTTTTCTAGCTCGCTTGGGCTTCTATAAGGCGGTTCGTAGTCCCATTCGTCGCCTTCAGGCACCCAGTCAATACCTTCTCCTGGGATGTTTCCGTATAAAGGATGCCAATCTGTTTTTTGCCTTGATAACAAATCAGCCGGGGTTTCCGCAACAGTTTCCGCATACGGAGCAAGTTCATTTGCTACTCGAGCCACCCCGGGACTTCGACTAATGCCGGGTCGGGCTTGAGCTGAAGCTGCTCTTTCTGCTGCATATCTGTTTATTTCGTTTTGACTTGCCGCCCACTCTTCAGGGGTTCCGGCCCACCAGTCAGGAGGAACCTCGCCACCATCGGCGTATCCGGCTTGGCTGGGGTGATAAGGAGGCGCGTTACCTGCCGGGGTGTTCTCTTTTTTTTTGGCGTATTTCTCGCGAATGCTTTGTTCTTTTTCTTTTATTTTGGCTTTTAGTGCAGCGATTTTATCGTGCATGTCTTCCATGGAGTCCGCGACTTCTCCGCCTTCTGCATATCCGGGTTGCATTTCTCCTCCTTTTTTCATGGCAGGTGCAGGTAACTGTAGTGGTGCAGGTGCTTGTTGTGGAGGCATGGGCATTTCTTGCTGGGGTTGGTCCATGTTTTCCATAATCATCTGCACGAGCATCATTTGAATATCTGGCGGCAGCTGTGCGAATATAGCCATAGGGTCGCCCCCCATGTCGCCCATAGGCATAGGCGCTTGACCTTGGGGCTGCGGAGGCATCGGGCCACCTGCTTGCATTTTGTAACCATATTTCTCATACCCGGGCATCTTGACTCGACCATATCCCATCCATCACAGTCCGTGCAATGCTAACCGTCCGCCATTTCGACTCTGACGAGGACGTGCATTGTTGTGCTGATTGCAAGTTTATCTATTATGGGGACGATTATTGTCCTTGTTGCGAAGATTATACTGGGGTTATTGTTCCAGACGAGTGGTTGTTTTCTCTTCTTCAGAAGTCTGAGGTAATCCCTGCTTTTCCATCGACTCCTGTTCCTCAATCCATTTAGCGACTTTTTTCTCTAATTCTGTCTCTGCTTTGGCGAAATTCTGTTTGAAGTTCGAGAATGCTTCACAGTTGTGCTGCATTTGGGATGGTTTATGAGTAACCCTGCACCCTACTCCTTTTTTGCTCCAATCAAGTTTCGGCAGTCCTTTTTCATTTTTGAGCACCTTTGGCCCTGGCACCATTTCTCTTTTTAGTTTTTTGAGTTGTTGTGCTTGTACGCCCGACAGTTTTTTTTGCGCCGCTCTAATTTCGAGCATTCCTCGTTGTATCTGTTTAGCTGTGGGGTATCTCTGTACGAGTATAGCATTTGGGTCTAGTCTTGTTGGTTTCGAGGATTGTAGTGCTGTGGTCCCTGTTTCAAAGATCATTTCCACGAGAGGCTGTTGTTTTTCTCTGTAATGATCACAAAGCTCTACGGCAGCAATTTCCTCGTATCCCCAATCTCCAGGGTTTATCTTATATCTTTTTGTTCCACGTGAAACCTTTGCTCTTCTGGTGAGAAACCATTCCAGTGCAACTTTTAAAGATTTAAGTACATGCCCTGAACCTTTGCAGCCGGGGCACACAACATGACCGGGGGGTACTGGGGGTACTCCTTCCTCTTCAGGCCACTCGATACTGTCTATCTTAGAGTAAACACTCTTGAGTGCCTTGCTGAATATGCGTCGTTCTTTGGGGCTTAGGTCTGTCCAGTGAAAGGCAAAATCAATGGACGCATCTCTATATTCTCGTATTGCTGTGTACGTTTCCTGTGCGAATCCCTGAATGTTGTCCCATAAGGTATCTGGTTTGACTAACCTTTCAGCCCTGACGGTATGGTGTTTGGGGGTATATATATTATGAGAGGGTGGGTTTTGTTTTATATTTGGGTGTCCCCCGGGGGTACTGGGGTAGTTGCTCTCATTTTCTCCCGAGGCATCCAGGGATCGAAGGACTGTAACTATCTCAGATTCAGGTGAGTCATGGATGTCCTGTGTGTTTGGTAGCAGGTCATGGAGTCTTTGGAGAGCCAAGCGCTCGTCTGCTCCTGCACTCTGTGAAGCCAGCTCCGCATACGCGAGTGCGAGTGGTTTCTTGTGTGGTGGGACATGTGCAGCCACCTTTGCAAGTCTTCTATACTTTCTGCGTACTTGTCTCTCCTCCAGCGTCATGCGTTTTCTCCGTCTGTCGTGCTTTGCTAGAGAGGACATCTTAAACTCTGCAATTCATCTCAGGCATAATACCAGCCGTCCGTCCAAGTATAGCACATAGCACCTAACCCTGCGTGATCACAATCCCCATATTTCCCCTATAATATATGTAACCCTGAACGCTTCGCTCCAAATTCATGCCAGCTGCCCGCTGTCATTAGAATTTCCATTGTTCCCTACAATAGTGCTTCGCCCAACCTATGCCCGCATTAAACGGGCATTCTTTCAGACTCGTCGCCCTGTGCTCATTCAGCTGTCATCGTGTTGCTGACTGTAGCCGAGTCAGTTGGCATTTATGGAATAAATAGGACGAGAATTCCTGCTTTGACGCGACGCGTTGGCGCACCGTGTCACGCTTTATCCTGTCAATATTATTTACATTCTTTGTCAATTAGCGGGTTGACAGACCAAATCCCCGTCCTGTAATTTGTAGAAGTTCAATCACGAACCACCAAACAAACAGAAAAAGGAAAAACAATGCCTAGATTAACAAAAAAGCAGAAATTACACATCGCCACCGCGGAAAAAATGACCCGCATCATGGGCTTTGAGATTCGAGGTAAAGCCTCGCTTGAACTTTGCGAAGCAAATTGGAAACCCAGCAGCATCGAAGGATTTGTAGCCTCTATTTTCCCAAGTGGTGCCGATGCTATCACCATCATGATAATCGTCACTCTCGACGAAGACACCGAGAACGAAGAAACCGTCCCGGTGATGTTCAAGCTAAAAGACACGACGGAAGAGCAGCTTTTAGAAGAAGGCGGAATCGGCATCGGCTCAAGAGTTCGAGCGGTAGGAGTCTTACGGCTTGGCAACGTATACGAAGCCGGCCCAAAGGCATCAAAGCCCGGAGAGCTTCGCTGCCCTATCCAGTTGGTTCATTCTAAGAAAGTGGACCGCCACATTGCTTTAGACGTAGCAGCCGAGGCAGCAGCAAAGCCCAAGACAATCATCGGAAAAATCCCAAGCGCTCAAGAGAATCGCGACGCCCGCGAAGACTTCGCCCGCGACGCTGCAACGACATTCCGAAGCAATCACGAGGTTGTAGGACTTGCAGTCAGCAAAGAAGAGCTTGAAGCATTGGCGGACGCAGTAATGCCCCAGCCGTCTAACTAGCACACACCAGAATTGACCCGAGCCCGGTTGACCTCGCGTTGACCGGGCTTTCTTGCAGGAGAAAAATTATGACTTGGTTCGGAGAGAACAAAAAAGACACCCAACTACGTAAAAGAATTGATTACGACATAAAAAAAGACATCCAGCAAAAACTTAACGCCAGCACTCAAGACCAATGGATAAGCAAATTGCTAGCTGATTCTTATCTAGAGTACGCGCCTGATATTAGGTTTCTAGCAATCGGTATTGCTTCGATGCTGTCACCCTTGGGTCACATGCGCTGCGGAGGGATAAGAAAAAACAAACACATCACAGCCTTAAACCCGACGGACCTAGACCTGGCCAACCTGAAAAAAGCATTGCATCACATTTGGGTTGCAGGCCGGTACCTTGGCGCAATCTATGACAGCAGAGACCAAGCCTATCACGAGAAGCTAAACGAGCAGACGCTTAAGCAGGAACAAACAGGAGAGCAGTAACGTGTCAGTATTTCAAGAAAACCAGTTAGTTACAGTGCAGACGGATTTCGGAGCAAAACCGGGTGTCGTCCTTGGTATGAAAAGAGATTACACACACATTCTCATCACCCATTATCATTGGGCCTACTATGAAACGGACTCAGGTAACTTTAGGCAATCAGTGCGAAAAACGGTTCGAGTCAAAGGAAATGAGACAACCACCACACAAGGATGGAAAGTCGAAACATAAAAAGAGCTTCACGCCCAGCAGCAACCCGAGCCCGGTTGACAGCAATGTCAGCCGGGTTTTTTTTGATCTTTGAAAAAAGCAAAAAAATTTTTCGGCCTTCGGCCGATTAGGGTAGCTGACGTCCATTTCATTCCCGTCCCATGCAGACCAAAGGATTGGCCTGCTTTTCCGACACTGCTCCGCTTCGCTCCGCCATACGCCCGCAGTAGCGGGCATTCCGACACTGCTCCGCTTCGCTCCGCCATACGCCCGCAGTAGCGGGCATCTCACGGGTGATACAGGTTTGCTGGGACTTACAGGGTTGCTGAGTTTCAGGGGGGGAAAAAGGCTCAGAGGAGTTTCGCATCCTCGTGAAAAAATCAAAAAGCCAGCGCCGCAAATAGACCCATCATCTACCATACCTGCTCAGGGCGAAAAAAAAATTGCGGGCCCCTCCAGTTTCGGGCCAAACTTTGCGATTTATGAACTCTTCCCTCCTGCAACCAGATCCTCCCGCAATTTGTTTTTTCTACGGCGCAACCTCTTCTAGCTCTATGCGTAACGCCGTGCGCCTTTCTACGAACTTTTTGATTTTTTCCCTCGGAGGCTCTTCGGGGGTGCAGGGGTTGCATGGTTGTAGGCGATTGGGGCGTGGCTGAGGCAGATCGAGGGCGAGATGCTGCATTGAGCGCCTAAAGCAAAACCCAGGAGGGACCCCGGGGCTAATCAAATATAAGGAAACCGATGAATAATTGTAAACTAATGGGTTGACATGTCCTGTGTCTTCCTATAATTTACAACTCAACAAACAGGAGGACAAACAATGAAAGACCGAATTAAACTCATAGACCGATTGGGAGGCAGTCTAGTTCACTGGGCTCTCAATTATGATCACGGCCTTCCGTCGCGGGTATACTACCGCGATGCAAAAGGAAGGTTCTGTAAAAAACCTGAAGCCAAGAAAGAGTTCTGTGTATGGTGCAAAGGCGAACATACATTCACAATGTGGGACTATCCTCGATGTGATAACTGCGGGGGGTGTTAAATGCCAATCTTAAACAAAGGACACTTTGAATACAACAAAGACTCAGTCAAGATCGCTGCTGAGTTCTACAAAGGGACGAGGGTCTCTTTGATCACAGCGGTTAGGTATTTAGCAAAACAAATTGGCTCAGCGGAAATCCAGTGGCGAGCAGAACTGGTTCAGATGCTTTTGTGGACATACAAAAACCAGGAGCTTAGTCCTTCTCTCAGAAGAGAACACGCCGCTTTAGCGAATAGGCTGCGCAATGATCTTCTTTATGAGTTAGACTGTGTGCTGTCCACGCATTACTCCATAGAGACAGCACATAGTCTTTACTTGGAGACTAAGGCGGTTTTGCCTTTAGCTACAGAAGAACAAGAGCCTATAGAAGAACCTAATGAGGAGGACGAGGAAAGCTGAAGAATAAAAAAAAGAAGGGCCTAGGCACAATGCAGTAAGCCTAGACCCTTCAACAAACAGATATGTCTTTATGGCATAGAGGTACAAACAATGCAAGACAGTTATGTCGGCTGGGCTGCGGCTCAGTATTACTATGCAGAGATTTATGATTGCCTGCATGAGGAAAAACAGATGACAGTTACACCCAAAGAAGCGAAAGGAAACCTCCTGAAAAAGGTGAGGGATTTTTTCGCCAGCAACCAAGACTACGTTGACAGCGGTCAAGTTCTTGAGCTTCTTTCAGAGCTCGAAAAGAGCCTTGAAGAATGCTATATTACAATGATCGCATCAAAAGAGCGAGACTTTGCGAATAGAGTTGAAAAGCTCTACAAGGAGTGGATTCGCGAGGAGCTGGAAGAAGATCATGAGTTTGAACCAGCAAGAGATTATCCCTATTCTAATTGGGGCAGGCTTAACCCACGTCAATGGCATTACGGGCATATGAGCCTTGAGTACTTCCTAGATGATTTGATCTGCCTTGGGAAAACAGAATGCAAAATTCCTGGGTTCAATGACAAAGCCTTTAAGCTGCATAGATATTTTTGCACAGAGATTCTTCAAAACGATTACCCCGACGAAAAAGATGTCGCCTGGTTCATGAAAAGAGTAACCGGAGGGCCGGAGTATTTTTACGACTTTGAAGATTGGGCAGACCAAGTTGCAGAAGAGATGAAACAATGAATTTTACAGGCGAAGACGCTCGAAGGCTGCGGTCTGCGAAAAAACAGATCATGCAAGTTATAGGAGAAATCCAAACTAATGAAAAACTCACTAAGTTTGGACACAAAGCAGAAGTGCATGACTTAGCCCGCAAGCTAGCAAGAGCAGTCCTACAACTTGAGCCGCTTATAGAAAAAGCGCATCCGTAAACTGCGTAGTTGACCTTATGGGTTGACTATGCCACAACAAAGACAAGGAGGCAGAAATGCTAATAACAATCGTAATCGGAAACCTGGGGAAAGACCCTGAACTAAAGTATACAAAGGAAGGCAAGGCAGTCGTAAATCTCTCGGTTGCTAGCAATGACTTCTATGCTGGCGAGAAGCAAACAGTGTGGGAGCGCGTAGTAGTCTGGGGCTTAGACGCGGAAAACTGCGCTAAGTTTCTCACTAAAGGAAGCAAGGTCGCTGTTTTAGGCAATCGCCGCGAGCGGGAGTATACAGACCGCGAAGGTGAGCTGCGCAAAGCTAACGAGGTCCACGCGTTCAAGGTTGAGTTTATATCAACTAAATCAGAGGGAAGGTCGGAAGGCGGCTTTCAAGGTAATTCTAATGACGAGATCCCTTTTTAGGGAAAAGGAAACAACATGCAAACAGATAAAAAGAAGAAAGACTGGAAGGCGGAGATTCGCAAAGGCGTAAACAAGCTCCGCACAAAAGACAACTGGGTCAAATACCTCAAAACACAAGCAGCTTTTCATGATTACTCGTTTGGTAATTGTGTGCTGATATGGAGTCAGCGCCCGTGTGCTACGCGGGTTGCTGGTTATCAAACATGGAAGAAGCTAGGCAGGCAAGTCCGTAAAGGATCTAAGAGTATCAAAATCCTTGCTCCAATGCTGAAAAAGAAAAAAGGGCTAGAAGAGCAAGACAGTTTCTTTTTTAGGGCTGTGAGTGTTTTTGATATAGCAGACACCGAAGGTGAGGATCTGCCAAAGGTTACACTTGATTGTGTAAAAGCAGAGAATCCAGAGTCTTTATTGTGGAGGCTCCAGCGGTTTGCTCAAGAAGATAGCGAAGCTCGTGTGCCTGTTACGTTTGAAGAGGATACGGGGAAAGCTCTTGGTTATTATTCTCCTCGAGAACATCGGATTGCAATAAACCGAAATCTTCATGCGACTCGGCAGGCTACTGTTTTAGCGCATGAGATAGCCCATAGTATCTTGCACCGCAAAGATGACGAGGTTGCTAAAGACCATTCTTGTTCATTCAAGGAGCTGGAGGCGGAATCGGTCGCGTATATCGTGGCTACTCATTTCGGTTTTGAAATGGGGGATAACTCTTTTGGGTATATTCTTTCTTATAATTCCGATCAGGATGAGTTTGAAAAACACTTGAAGGTATCAGGTGAACGGATAGCGAAGTGCGCGAAAGCCATTATACAGGGAGTTAGAAAAGATGCTTAGTTGGGATCCCGTATTTGCTCCGAGCGGAAAGACAAAAGAAATCTTGGAGGATATGTTTTTACTGAGCAATCCTTCTTTTTTAGACAAACAGACAGAAGCGATGCTTCGGCAGAAGTATTCAAAGGAAAACAATGCAAACACTGAAAGAACAGATAACAGAACTCCATCGGAGTCGGACAAGAATAGAGATACTTGAGGAAAAGCGATTACAGCTGGTCTTGCTGGCGATTGCTAACAATATAAGAATCTTGCTTAATGCTGGCGATTCACGAGAACTCAGGCAGTATTTACTAGGAGAAAACAATGATACCACGAACACGCAAGGAGCTAAAGATGCCCCTATATCTCGATAACACTAAACTTCAAGAAGCAATAGACTTGCTTGAAGAAGTAAAGAAACCAGAAAACAAACAGACGCTCTTTAGCAGACTGTTAAGTGAAGCCGAAGAGATAGCTTTGTGCTTTGAGCAATATGTCAAAGAAGAAGGCGATATTTCAAATATTGCTGAAGCTCAAGACCGAACTCGACGGCTCGTCTATATCTTGCAGTATTGCCAAGGGCTGACTGTTAGCGACGATAGAGAACAGGTTTACACGTTTCAAATGTTCTTTAGTCAATACGATGACTCTGAAGATATGCCGGGGCCAAAGCTCAGTGTTGAAGGTTATTCGGAGTCCTGGGCTTTTCAAAGAGCGCAGAAATACTTTCGAGAGTGGGCTATAAAGCATAAGAATACCAGCGGTTGGTCTTTCAAGCTAATCGAGAAGTCGAGTAATGATTGACCACGAATCAGAGGCCGCAGTGCTGGGCAGTATTCTTATTGAGAATAAATGCCTAGCTACTGCAAGCACGGTGTTGGATGTCAGCGACTTTGAGCTGGCGTCCAATGCCTTGATCTATGAAACAATGCTCCGCATGGCTAATACCGCTACTCCTATCGACCTCATTACGTTGAGTGCTGAGCTTGAGAATTACAATATGCTGAACCGTATCGGCGGTCGGGCTAGAGTAGTAGAGTTATGCGAAGTAGTGCCCACGGCGGCAAATGTAGAGCACTATGCGGAGGCAGTAAGAACTAATGCGATACGAAGGAGGCTAAAAGAGGCGGGCAGCAAGATAAATTCGTTAGCCAGCAAAAACGATGTAGCAACGGCAGTAGAAGAAGCTCAAAGACAACTCCTGGCGGTGGCGAAGAGGGCAGCACCAAACAAGAAGGTAAAGTTATCTGATGCTATGGGGGAAGCGTACAGGCATGTAGAAGAGGTACACAGCAGGGGCTCTAAGATTACAGGGATCAGTACAGGGTTCAGGGCGTTGGATGAAATGATGGCGGGCCTGCATCCTAGAGAGCTTGTTATCTTAGCTGCACGACCAGGAATGGGGAAGACGGCGCTTGCTACGAATCTTGCTTTGAGAGCAGCTCGGCAAAAGAAAGGGGTGTTATTCTTTTCGCTTGAAATGGATGCGCGGCAACTTGGAATGCGGGTGTTGGGAATGGAGAGCCGTGTGTCTTTGCAGAATATGAGGACAGCTACATGTAGACATGTTGACTGGACCGCAATGGCAAAGAGTACCGGACAATGCGAAGAGCTTCCTATGCACATCGTTGATCAGTCAGATATGACGATACAGCAGCTAAGAACTATCGCGAGAGAACACACAGCCACAGAAGATATTGGGCTTGTGATTGTTGACTATCTTCAGCTCGTAACAGCCAAAGCCGAAAGACGAGAAAGGGAAGTAGCTATTATTTCTGCTGGCCTAAAGGCGCTCGCGAAAGAACTAAATGTTACCGTCATCGCCTTGTCTCAACTGAATCGAAGCCTTGAGTCTCGAGTAAACAAGCGACCAGGACTAGGAGACTTGCGAGAGTCAGGAGGGTTAGAGCAGGATGCTGATGTTGTTATGTTTATCTACCGCGATGAATACTACAACAAGGAAACTCTCAAGCAAGGGATCGCAGAAATCATTATAGCTAAGCAGAGACAAGGACCGACAGGCTCCGTCGAAGTAGGCTTTATAAAAGAAAGAACTCAATTTACGGACATGAGGATTTCATCTCCAGGCCGAGCCGACTAATTATTTCTTTCTCAGATTCAAGGTCATCTCGAATACGAACTAGCGTATAGCCATCGTCAGCGTTTTTAGCTGCATACAAGCATACAGTTTCTCCGCTTACAACCTGCTTATCATCAAAAAATTTAGAAAGCCCATCGAGAACTGCTTTGCGTACATTATCTCCGTCAGGTTTTGATGGTCTGTATATGAGTCCTTCTGGGTCTTTCTTTCTGCATAGCCTCTTAGGTCTTTTAGTTACTGCGAGTATGTCCACCCTGAGTGGCTGATCTAGTTCATGTAAGGAAACGCGCCGCGCAGCTCGCTCAATTTTTTGCTCGTAGTATTTAGTCTTAGCAGGAGTATAGAGATGAACTCTCCCGTTGAATATTCGTGCCCTAGGTCTTCCTTTTGCTACTGGGTTGCCTGGTATTGCAAAGACAACATTAGTCTGGGTCATGAACAACCACCGTAAAAAAAGACAAGTCAGTAAGTTTCAATCCCGTGAAGGAAGCAATCTCTGTAGCTACTGCTTCTGATACAACTTGATCGCCTTCTGCAATCTTGTAAACGTACTGCCTTGTCACGCCCAAGGATTTAGCTAGCTCAGACATAGCTCCTCGAGGTTGACCGTTCAACCATTTGCGTAACCTGGTTTTCTTTTTCTTTGCCATGTTACAAAAATAGATACTTTCTAAGATTTGTCAACTTAGCTATTGACCTTGAATGTAAACTGGGGAATTGTCGAGAGTATGGAAAAACCAAACTGGGCACTAACAACACAGGCCAAGGAAGCAAACAAAGATCGAAACGCGCTCGTGCAGATGAACAGTCTTCTTGAAAACAGAAAAGAAGAACTTACAGCTGCTCTAAAAGGCGTAATGACTCCTGAGTATTTCAGGCGAGTAGTTATGACTGCGCTTACAAGTAATCCCAAGTTGGCTTCATGCACTATGGCGAGCATATACGAGTCCGCTCTGAACAGTGCCCAACTAGGTCTTGAGCCTAACACTCCTTTGCAGGAGGCTTATCTAATTCCTTACGGAAAGAATTGCAGCTTTCAGGTTGGCCGCAATGGATGGATCAAGTTAGCTCATCGCACGGGCTTAGTGAAATACTGTAATGCCTTGCCTGTTTACGAAGGCGAAGAGTTCATGTGGCAGCCAGGCAAAGACCCGGAAGTATTACATATTCCAGACATAGAAATAGCTGACGATGCTCGGCTTATTACTGCCTATGCTTTTGTTGTCTTGAACGATGGGACAAAAATCTACGAGGTGCTTCGGGCACGTGATTGGAAGAAGATACGAGCTTCAGCAAAAGGCGATGGGCCGGGCTGGAAAAAATGGCCGGAGAGAATGATATGCCGCAGTGCGTTGAAGAGATTGATACGCACTCGGCTGCCGGTAAATGAGTTCTTTATTACTAAAGATTTATCTGCTGAGCCTAAGCCTGTTCCTGAAGTCGTGATCGACGAGGCGACGGGAGAAATTCTAAGCCCAGAACAAAAAAGGGTTAGCTCTATTATTGATGCTCAGTTGGTGCCGCAGGAAGACGGGGGCGGGGTTCAGCAGGACGGTGCCGAGCAACCACCGCCAACCAGCGACGATGCAGAATCTAACACAAAACTCACAGCTACACAGTTTTGGAGTGAGCTGGATGTTTTATGTGACTTCTGGAAACAGGAGCCCGCTGGTCCCAGCGGTAATCGACGGGCAAACATCAAAAAACTAATTCAGGAGGAATACGGTGAAAACGCTACACTTGCAAAGCTAGACTCTGAAAGCAGGCATAATCTGCTTAATCGTATTGAGAAATCATTCAAAGACAAACAGCTACTCAAGGAGGACGATGATGCTGCTTACTGAACTAACAATAAAGGGCTTGAAGGGAGGGGTTTCTACCTATCAGGCAGGTGATAATTTTACTTTCATGTTTGGAGAAAATGGCACAGGCAAAACAACTGTGCTTCAGGCGCTCCAGTTGCTTCTCAGAGGCAAGACCTACCGCTCAATAGGCACAGCGTCTACCGGGAAAGATATCCTTCTCATGAGCCGCAAAGGAGCTATCAGCATCAAGGGTGTGTGGATGGACAATGGCAAGGAGCTATGGCTTCAGCGTACATGGAGAAAAACAGAGACCGGAGGCGTCACAGAAAAGCTCCAGCAAAACATCAACCCTGGGATTACATCAAGCAAAGAACAGCAGGGGCTAATCAATATGTTTTTCGGAGTATTCCCTGAAGTCTGGGAGCCGGAAAGTTTTCTGTCCTTGTCCGCCGAAAAGATGAGGTCCAAACTGCTTAGCTCTGTTTCTGAGAAACCTATTTCTGATGTTTTGGGCGAGCTCGTGCCTATCATTGGCAACGACCTACCTGCTTGGGCGAGACCCGGAAGCCTGGATATGACGGTGGAGACCTGGCTTGATTTTGCAAACAAGGAAACCAAGCAAAGGCTAAATCAGGCAAGAGCAGAGATAAGACTGTGCAAGCAAAACCTAGAGGAAGAGTCTGAGTTTATTGCTCACCGCCCAGAGGAAACTGTTCGGGCTGAACTCGAGGAAACAAACCAAGAGAAAGAGAAGCTGCTTGCAGGGCAGCAAGCTAAGACGTATCTCGCTTTTTTGTGTGGAAAGCTCGAGCAACTCAAGCAAAGCATCGAAGAAACCGAGGCTGAAATTGAAACAGCGCGACAGCAAGCTATTGAGGCTGAAGAAAATAAGTCCGGTCAGCTTGAAGCGATCAATAAAAAACAATCCTTGCTGATCGAGGAACTCAAAAAGATTGGAGCAGCGGCAGAAGTAGAGTCTCAACAAGATGACCTGCGAGAACGCATCCTATTGGCAGAAGAGGAAGTACAAGAACATAAAAAACTAAAAGAAAAACTACAAGAATCACAAGAGTATTTACTAAAGCAGGTGAAAACAAATTTCGAATCTGCTGTGTCTTCTGTTTCAGGGAGTTCATGCTCGGTAAATATAAAGGACGGAGCTTGTAGAATCACTATCAACGGTGTCGATATATCCGGCTTGTCTGACGGAGAAACCTTGTCCTTGCTGCCTGGCGTTATTGCAGGGCTTGCTGCGACTGCGGATACTCGATGGATTCCGCTTTGTATTGACCGCTTTGAAGCTATTAGCAAGTCGCGACGAGCGCCTTTCTTGAAGGCTGTTCAACAGCTAATTTCTTCAGGCAAAATATCTCAAGCTATGATTGCTGGCTGTCCTGATGAGATTCCTTCTGCGCCAGAGAAAAGCAAAGTGTACACATTTACAAAATGAAATTATTGAAAACTTTGATTGCTGATTATCTTAGGCTTTGCAGGAAGCGAAGACTCTCAAAACCCTACGTGGCTGAGCAGACAAGAGTGCTTACCACGATGCAAGGATGGATAGAGAAAGACAAAATAAAGGATGTAACTACTTACGATATATATGAGTTTCTTCAGGCGGAACCTGGCGGGGCGCATAAAAGGATAAAGAGAATTAATATAGTGAAGGGGTTCTGGAATTGGGTTTGCGATCAATATCCAGTAAAGAATCCGACCAGAGAAATCATTACGCCTGCTTATCCTAACCTTGCAGATATTGTTGTGCCGAACGTTACAACCTCTCTTGTCGAAGAAATGGTAAAGCATTCTGATCCAAACACGGGATCGGGCCACCTAGTGAAAACGATCTGGGCCTGCGGTCTTCGGATAGAGCAGGTACTACATCTTGCGCCCTCAGATATTGACGACCACAATATGTTGGTGTTCAACGCTCCAATTCCAGATCATCACACTCTTGAAGAGATGCACTTGCTTATTGCTTTCATGGTTCGCTCCAGCAAACTGGATAGTTCTCATATAAGAAGAGCATGGAATCACGAACTAAGAAACATGGTTCTTGCAGCAGGCTGTGAGCCAATGAACTATAAGGAGCTACGCAATGCCTGCATAAACCGATGGATACATGAACATTACCCGCCTAAATCTGTAATGAAATGGGCAAATATACGAACAACAAAAACGCTTTGGCGTCATTATGAGGCAGCGGAGCTTGAGCAATATAGACCTGGCCCGCTATACATAAATCATGAAACCACTGTATAAAGACGATGTCGATCAAGACGACCTCCTGCTTCAGGAAGCTATCCAGTCCGGCATTGTACCCCCCGGTTGTCGAGTTGGTGGAGCCATTGTGCAAGGCATTTCTGCGGCAGGAGGTGATCCCTGCTCTCAATGCGAAGTAGACAGGGAAACCTGCGGAGGAAGACCTCGACTACTAAAACCAATCACAAACCCAAACGGAGTCGATGCTCAAATGCAAATGAGACAATCGCTCAACGACAGCACAATCGCCCGACAGCACCAACGGAAGCTGACAATTATGCAGCTCAACAGAATGATAAAGGAGAAAAAAAATGAGCAATAAATGCTTTATATGTGGTGGAGAAAAAACCCTGAAATCAAAACCCGAAGGCTTTGTGTCTTTCGAAACTATTGACAAAGGAGAAGTCTATATTCGCGAGTCAGAAATTATTATAACAGAGCGCAACAGGCATCACGACGGAGAAAAATGGCGGGATTCTATGTTCATAGTGGTGAAGAACTCAGAAAAACCAATCCATGTATATTGCAATGGAAGATGGTAAACTCCCCACATGAAAGAACTAGAGAAACCCTGGCATAAATCTAAGAAGTTCCTTGCACTGCTTCTTCTTGTCGTAATGACGACGGGCTTGATCGGAATGGGGATTCTATGGAGGACTACTCCCGATGTACTACAATCACTCGTCACAATACTGGGCGGCACAACCGGGGCTGCTGGAGCAGGATTCATTGGAGCCCAAGGGTACGTTGACGGCAAAGTCCGCCCTGCAATGCTGGCAACCGAAGAAGTTATCGAAGAAGAAGTCGTCGAGAAGTGAGATGTGGTGGGGCGTTCTAATTGGACTCTTTGGACTTGGAGCAGGATTCTTTGGACTGCGAAAGGTTTTTACTACCGATGGTCGTATTACCGAACACAACAGACAAAAGCGTTACGCGGAAATGCTAACAAGAGAAATCGCCAAAAAAGACAAAGCGACAGACGCCCAGACAAATCAGAAAATCCAACGCATCCGGCGTACTACTATACGCCGCAAGAAGAAAAAGACCGCCGAAGCCGCACGGTCATTCTTATCGAGAACGAAGGAGGAGCAATGGTAAAAGAACTGGCCTTTGCGACAGCACTGCTTGCTGCTCTTCCTTCTTCGGCTCTCGCTCAGTCTGCCTGTGGCGGCCCCAGAGAAATGACAGTCTGCGAAGCTGAGCTTTATCAGGCCGGGGTTATCTGGGAAGGCAGAGCAAGAGAAGAAAGAGCAAGGCTTGAAGGCTGCCAAGAAAAACTAACCACCCGGACAGCTACAGTAGTAAAAACACTGATTGTCCCAGGCCCTCCTGCTCATGAAACCCCTTCACTTTTGGATAGCGCCTTGATTCTGGCCGGAGTTGCTGGATCCGGACTTGGCTTGGGGCTTCTTCTCGGTCTACTCTTGAGCCCATGAAAACAGTGGAGTGTCCGATTAATGTTGTTGTCTATAGCCCGAAAGGCAAAGCCGACAACCACGATTGCACCGGGCCTTCTCAGTTACAGACTTGGCTCAACGAAGGACGGGTTCAGCCTCATACGCAAGTATTCGAAAGGAGAACCGAAGAATGGATGACAGTAGAGTCTTACTTAAGATGGACCGAGCGAAGGAGCGACGTAGAGACACTACACGACATGGATGCGACGCTAACAGACCTGGTGGGCGTAGCCGAAGAACTGAAAAAACTTACCGCATTAGCTGCAAAACGGGAGCAGGAAAATGACAGATCGAGAGACTTCCGTAAGCATCGGAAAGCTGAGCGTTCAGATGGAAACTCTGACAAGCACAATGAGCGCCACGGTTCAATCGTTCGCCAGCCAGTCGAATGCGCTTACCCGCATTGAGGCTCAAATGGAAGCCCTCGAGGAACGAGTTACTGAGCTTCGCAAGTCACTGTACGGGCAGGACGGCAACGAAGGCATCGTAAAAAAGATCGCTCATTGTGAGGGCAGTCTTGGCGGAATACAGAAAGACATACAAGACCTAAAGACAATGGCTGACGATTTCAAAACAACTCTTTTCAAGATAGTTATTCTTGTTATTGGCTCTGGCGCTTTGTCGGGTGGCGCAGCAGCAAAACTGCTAGGGGCTATCGCTCCTTAACCTTTCTCAGGAAGCGGACGAATCTCAAAATGAGGACCGTCCAGAAAGCTCTGATCGTCGAGGTCATTGTCTCCATCCCAATCCAGTCCGCACCTGAGTTCCCAGACATCCTCTATTCGACCGTCTTTCACCATCTGCAAAAACACTCCTTTTACGAAGCCCTGAAAATGATAAAACCTTTTTGTGTTTGTCCAGTCTGACGATTTGAACGGGTAAGGGATCACGTCTACAGCGTGGCTAGGTGATTTCGCATGAAGGCTTTTTAGCGTCTTACTGAATCCTTGCTCTACTAATTCTTTCTGGCGCTCGGGTGTACGGTAGCCCTCGATAACAGAGCAGTCGTAATAGCGAACCACTTCTTCAAATAGTTTTATCAGCACGGGGTGACAGCTATTTAGTTTTTTTCGGGATGCGCGGCCGAAACTAGGCATTAAGATTCACCTTCTGGCGGAGGAGAAGGTCCGTCACTAGGGTGAAACTCAGACCACTGTTCGTAGTTATTGTTTACAAGTTCTTGCGCTTGCACCTGAGTCATTGCCTGTCCAAGCTCCGGCTGTTCTACGAGACAACAAAGAATCACATTCTCTTTTGCTACATCGAAAGCGTAAGATTCTGCAATGCTTAGATCGGCACCTTCGGCCGACACTGTATAAAAAAAACTCATGTCCAATCCCCGTCCGCGATGTCTGAAATGTTAGCGTCAGTTAGAACAGTGTCATAAAGTCTGACGTCGCACATCCTCGGTGCTGTTCGACTGCCTACCGTCCCTGCCGGGTTTTTAATGCCTGCCAATGTAAAATAAGCATTTGTGGCCGCCGAAACATCAGTGTTGATTGTCGCGTTAATTGTCGCGTTCTGAGTGCCGTTCAGAAAATGCTGCCAGCTTCCGCCCGCGCCGTTGAACCTAAGAGCATGATGTCTCCAAGAACTCGCGCCGCTCCAACTTCCCGCGTAGCCGCCAGTGTTGTGCGCTCCTTCCCAAGGATAAAGGTTGAAATAGAGATAGTACATCCCCCAGCCACCGCTGGTCCAGGAGCTATTGGCCAGGCAGGCAATCCACGTTGCCCAATTTGAGTACGAGGCTGTTCCATCTTTCATCCACCATGTGACCGTAAAATTATCTGACGCAAAAAGAGTGCCTAGAGGTGTGTCGCTTCCGCCGTCCCGCGCCTTGACCTCGCCAAGCCCGGTTGACCCGTTGAACTCAATCACATCTGGAGTGCCGATTTCACTCGGACCATCGCTCGAAACATTCGACGCACCGGTCAAGGTCATATCTGTGCCTGATGCGCTCACGCCTAAATCAGTTGCCGAACTGGTTGAGCTTGCGCCGTCGGTTAATTTCCACCAATGTGCGAGATTATCACCAGCAATAATCGAATCAGGAATGCCGCCAGACGCAGGCATATCTATTCCGCTAACTTTAGCAATGTTTGCTTTAGCTACATTAGCAACTTTAGCAATGTTCGCGGCTGCTACGTTGTTGACTTTTCCAATATCGGCCACTGCTAAGCAACCTCAACCATGGTAAGCGATGGGTTGAAGTAGACAACATCATCCGAAAGAGCAACACCGACAACCTGCACAAGATCGCCGGTTCCGCTTGGGGCTGTTTGCGTCATTGCACCAGGTGTCGCACCGGAAGCATAAAGAAGCCCGCCAATCGTCCAGTTCCATGAGTCGTGCCGAATAAATCCTTGCAAAAGAATTGTCCCTGTCTCTGTGTCGTTAATAGCAGCAGGAGCGATACCGATCACAGGCATTGTGCCAATAGCGTCTGAGTCGGAAATAACAACCTCTCCGGTTACAGTGTGAATACAAACAGTTTCAAACGCTCCGATTGCTCCGCCTGCTAGCATCTCCGCTGTTAGCCCTGTTGAGGTATTATCTGTAGTCGGCAAAAGCGGAGTTCCAATGCTTAGAGATTTTGCTTCTGCTAAGGTTGCTGTTCCTCCTATAGCTAAAGTTCCGACTACATCTAGCTTAGCTGTCGGACTTGCTGTGCCTATGCCGACATTTCCGCTGTCGCCCTCAACCACCATCTTGTTGCTTGGGCCTACAATAAAGTCGTCGCCTGCGTCAGTTCCTAACGTGACAGTTACGGATGTCGCCGAGTCACTTGTTATTTCATCCAGCGCGATACTGCCTACGTTGGTAATGTTTTCATCGTCAAAGTCTGTGCTTGTTTCTGACGGTATCTTTACTACTGTTGCGTTAGCCATTACTCACTCCACTAATCTGCTGACCAGGCCCAGATTTTTATATCTGCAACCGAATCAGGAGTGACAGTGCAGCGTATTCGTGATCCGCAGCCTGCATCTATAATTATTTTCAACAAAGTATTTGCGGCAACATCGCTTGAGGTAAGCTGAAAACCGCTCCAGGTAGAGGCAGTGTTTTCTCCTGTAGGGTCTTCCACCTCGATAACAAGAGGAGCGCCGGCTCCCGCTGTTGTGCAGTCTTTATTGCTGTGAATACAGACTACAGTCTTGTTTACGCCTTGTCGGTGATCTTGAAAAATCTCTGACGTTTGCGCGGCTGTGACCCCGCTTGCGTTTAGAAGAACACCTCTCCCATGATGATTTGCAGCTACCATAAGTGCAATCTATCATATTCTGCTAGGCTGCCCGCAAGCCTATTTCTTATTTTTGCGAGCCTGCTCTCTTGCTAGATTATCTTCTATCTTTCTCATTGCGCTCTTGAATTGTTTTTTTGCTGTCTTTTGCTCTTTGCTAACGTCTTCTCGAAGCAGCTCTTTGCCTTTGTCGATAAGTCTAAGCTGTTGTCTATACGCGCCGATCTGCATACTGGGAGTAACAATAGCAGGAGTAAACCCTGTAAGAAGCCCCATTGTTGTCTGACCTAGGGCTTCCGCTCCTCTCTCGGGACTCGTGTAAGGTCTAAACATTGAGTACACAAAAGGATCTGCTGTTTTCCCTGCCTCAAGAAACTGCGCGACATTCATTGCTTGCAATCCAGGGCGTGTAAACATTTGCTTGAACGGGAAAGGGGCTGCGCCAAAGTACGGCATAAAATGACGGGAAGCCATTCCTGGTTGGTCTGGAGACTGGGCGGTTCGCCCGAATGGTGAGAAGCCTTCGACGTCTCCTGTTGCCGGGATTGGGCCGCCGAACAGTCCGTACCTGCGGGGAAACGGAGTTCCTGCTGCAAACGGTTTAGTTAGTTGCGCCCTCTTGTTGAAAGATTGCATGGTCGCAAGATTCTCGTTGGTTACGTATTCAAAGATTGCCTTAAACCACGGAGCAGCTTGTATCGTTAGACCGTTCATGCTTCCCGTTGAGACCGCCGTGAAGTACGGCTGAAGCGATTCAAAAAGAGGTATCGCTCTGTTGCGAAGGAAAAACTGATCGTCCTCTGTAAGCTCGTTTCCTCCCATCAGCTTTCGACCGATATTCACCATAGGGCGTAAAGACTTTGGTCCTCTTCTCCAGTTGCCGCCTTCTCTTAGCCATTGAGGTAAGAAGTATGTATCTCCTTCTCTTTCGATGACGAGCTTTTCAATACCCTCTTCTACTCGAACAGGTATTGAGACATACTTAGGGTTACGCGCCATCCCGACAAAGGATTGCTTGGGAGATTTGACTGCCCATGTAGCAAAAGGAGCAAAAATGCGTAGAAAGTTTAGCATTCTCGATCGGTCACTGTAGTCGATAAGCGCATCGAAAACCATGCGGCCGGCCTGGTTGAACCCATGCCCGTTTTCTAGTGCCTTGATATAGCCTACCGCTTGAGACAGGTCCGACCAATATGCGGAAAAGTTTTCGCCTTGAGCCAAGCCGAGGTTGTTGATGTCTGACCGCAGCTTTTTGCTGCTTTTTATTATCTTGCTCCAGCTCGACCAATCAATACCTTTGCCATTTGCTCTAAGTGCAGCTATTTCAAGCCTTGATGACGGATCAAGGATTCCAGAGAAAGCCTCTAATCTTGAAATGCTTGCGTGAAAAAGCCCAGCGTCCTGTCCTCGTTTCATTACCTCTGAGCCAGGAATAGACTGCCCTAAGTCTTTTATTCTTATCTTCACCGAAGATGGATCTTTGAGGAAGTCCATCGCACGATCAAAATCTTTCGGGGTTACAGGGCCGATATGCTGAGATATGGCAAAGGTGTCCGTCAAAGCATTGATGCTGAAATAAGAAGGCGAAGCCATTAACAGCCCTCTTTTTGCAGCGCGATCCAGCTTTGCCCAGGCAAGGTAAGCCGCCCGAAACGCCTGGTTGTTTAGAAAAGCCTGCTTAGACTTATTGAAAAAAGTATGCCCGTCCTTGAAAACGTTTATATCGTTTGCGACTGAGGCCGGAAGCAAATACTCTGTTTCTTTTCCATGGGCACCGTATGAAGTATAGATAGCGTACTTGCCGCCTTTCTTCTGTTTTCCATCTTTATCTCTGGCTTGTTTCGCTAGAAAGTTCCACTCTTCGTTTGCTCTTGTTTCTACTCGAAACCGTATAGCGTCTTCTGCTCGAGGGCCTATGTCTGAAAGTCTCGCTATTTCTTGATCAGCGCCTTTCTTGTATTTGATTCGAGAGCCTACGAGAGGATCAACAATTACAGCTTCAACGCCTCTACCGTTAGAAGCAGACTTGTACGCTTCCATGAATTTAGACTTAGGCATACCGTAAAGCTCTACGGTCGCTTCAACCAAAGCATGAAGAGACAACTTTGAAGAAGCGTTTCTAATGTACCTCGAGAGATTCTGGCTAAGCTGTACTTCGTGTTTCCTGCCGATGCCTTTTTCCACGTCATCGCTAAACGCCTCAAGCCTACCAGCAGGTACACCAAATTCAGGGGTTCTTTCTTTTAGAAAGGAAGGCTTTGAAGAAAAGATTTCATCCGGCACAGCTGCTTCATC